CGACCGTACCTGCGCAACAGGCTGATCCGGGAAGATCCCTCAGGCTTTTTTGTCATCGTGCCCGAGGGCGCTGAACCCCCAATTCCCCTGGCGTGCCCGCTATGCGACAGGCTGCACCGCTCACGTGAGGACGAGTCGGCGTACCTGGAGTTCCAGTGCTGTCATCTCTGCGCACTGCTGTGGGCTCATCCTCGCCGCGAGCAGTGGCGCCAGGGATGGCGTCCGACGCGAGAGCAGGTGATCGCTGCCGTTTCTGAGCGACCACCGCTGTTCATTACCTTTGACGTTGACTAGACCGCGACTGCGGCCATATTTACGTCGGGGAGCCCCGATGCTATGGCTGACAGCAAGATCGATTTCAACGCACTAGGACAGGCGATCGACACGACCTGGGGGCGGTCATCGACCCCCAAGACGGCCTCATACTCGGTGAAGCTATCGATGCTGGGGCCTGACCGCCTGCTGGTGTCGTACGCGGCGATTGTCAACTTCGGCACCGAGCGCCAGATGATCGAGATGAAGCGTGCCTACTCGGGCGAGGCCGACTCCGTCGTCGCCGAGGTCATCAAGCGGGTCAAGGCCATTTACAAGGACCTGACGGGCTCGGCCCTGGCGGCGAAGGCCGTCAAGGACAGCGAGGCCGACTCGCTCGAGATCGTCAACTTCAACTGCCACAATGCCCGCCGCAGCGCCTATTACCGGCGCAAGGCGGTCTTCGAGCTGGGCTGATGGCGGCACCTGCTCCAAATTTCACCCGTGACGAGCAGGTCCGGGAGATCGTCCGCTGCGGCAAGGACCCCGTGTACTTCATGAAGAGGTACGCGAAGATCCAGCACCCGACGCGTGGGACCATCCCGTTCGACACGTACGACTTTCAGGACGATTGCGTCGCTGCGTTCCAGGAGCACCGGCTCAACATCGTCCTCAAGTCGAGGCAGTTGGGCCTGTCGACAGTCTGCGCCGCCTACGCAGTGTGGATGGCGATCTTTCAAAAGGACAAGAGCATCCTCATCATCGCCACCAAGTTGGCGACGGCACAGAACTTCATCAAGAAGTGCCAGGTCATCTTGCAGAACCTGCCCAAGTGGCTGCTGCTGCCGCGCTTTGAGCCCAGCAAGCAGTCGATCAGCTTCAGCAATGGCTCGCAGATCAAGGCGGTGCCGACGTCAGACGATGCCGGTCGTTCCGAGGCCTTGTCATTGCTTATCATCGACGAGGCGGCCTTCATTCGGGACTTTGACGACATCTGGGCAGGTCTCTCGCCGACGTTCTCCACCGGTGGCCGCGCCATCATTCTGTCGACGCCCAACGGCGTCGGCGGTCAATACTACAGCCTGTGGACGGAGGCCGAGGCCGGTCAGAACGGCTTCAATCCGATCCGCATCATGTGGAACCAACACCCCGAACACGATCAGGAGTGGTTCGACAAGGAGACGCGGAACCTGCCCAAGAAGAAGGTGGCCCAAGAGTACCTATGTGACTTCATCGCATCAGGTGACACCTTCCTGCAGCCGACGGAGTTGGAACTATTGCGCGTCAACATCCAGCCGCCGGTCGAGAAGGTGGGCGACAAGCGTGAGGTCTGGATCTGGTCGTATCCCATTCCTGGACGCCAATACGTGATTTCAGCCGACGTGGCCCGCGGCGACGCTCGTGACTTTTCGGCCTTCCACGTCATCGACACGGAAGACTGCGAAGTGGCCGCCGAGTACATGGGCAAGACGCCGCCCGAAAAGCTGGCGGACCTGCTGGCGGAGTGGGGCAAGAAGTACAATGATGCGTTAATCGTGCCGGAAAACAACACCTTCGGTTACTTCGTCAACACCAAGCTCCGCGACATGGGCTACAAGAAGCTGTACTACCACGGCTGCCGCGGGAATCCATTTAACTACGTGCCGGTCGATCAGAACGAACTGCCCGGGTTCCCGACCAACCAGAAGACGCGGGTGCAGATCCTGGCCAAGCTCGAGGAGCTGATCCGCAACGGGCAACTGAGAACGTACTCGCAGCGGTTGTACGACCAGCTGCAGGCCTTCGTCTGGAACGGTAACAAGCCCATGGCGTCGAAGGACAGCTACGACGACCTCATCATGAGCCTGGCCATCGGCAGCTGGCTCATTGAGGGAGGCACCGCCCTCAACGCCAACCAGGTCGCCATGGCATACGCCATGTTGACGGCGACTGGCGTCGAGCGCCGCGACTCGGGCAACCTGCCCAGGGGCGTCAATCAGGTGCAGCCGCTTGTTAACCCGCAGATCAGGGGTTTCAACCCGCACCTGGTGCACAGGGCCCGGCACTCGTCGCAGGTCCGCGCCGCAGACCATTCCGATTTCAGTTGGCTCTATCGTTGATAGTTATTGGTACGAGAGGGTGTCGATGATGCAGGCAAAGCTCAAGCTCAAGGACCTCCGACAGATCGTCAAGGAGGAGCTGTCGGCACTGCACGAACAGGTCGATCACGCCGCCATTAAGGACGTCGTCAACGGCGCACAGAAGCTGTTGGCCGCCGTCGAGGCCTTCAAGGGGACGGCGCCGCCGTCGGCGATCAACGCCGTCACTCCGCACATCAATGAGCTCGAGAGGGTCCTCGAGGACATGTTGAGCACCCCGGGCTCCTACGTGCCGAAGAAGAAGGTCGAGCCCAAGAAGGTGTCGTTGAAGGCCGTCAAGGACTGACGCATTGAGGGGGCAGATCCATATACGAAGCTGCTTCAGCCCCCTACAATCACGATAGCCCTGACTGAATGGAGGGGCACAGAGAATGGCAAAGAAGGAACCCAAGAGCCTCTTCCGACGATTGACCCGGCTGTTCCGCAGCGGTCCGGTTGTCAAGCGCAAGATCCGCGGCCTCGACACTACGCTGGCGATGGCCGACAAGACGAAGTCGTCGGGCACGCTGCTGTTCCAAAAGTCGCTGTCGCCGACCTACGCGACCATCACGTCGAACGCCTACAACCTGAGCGAGCGCCTGATGCGCTATCAGGACTTCCAGGAGATGGAGTACACTCCTGAGATCGCGGCGGCCCTCGACATCTATGCCGACGAGACCTGCGCGCAGGACGACAAGGGTCGGGTTCTCCACGTCTACTCGGACAACGAGAAGATCAAGGAGGTGCTCGAGGACCTCTTCTACAATGTCCTCAACGTTGAGTTCAACCTCCGCTCCTGGGCCAGGAATCTGGTTAAGTACGGCGACTTCTTCCTCTACAATGACGTGTCGCCCGAGTACGGCGTCGTCAATGCCTTTCCGATCCCGGTCAACGAGATTGAGCGTGAGGAGAACTACGATCGCGATGATCCCTTCGCCGTCCGCTACCGCTGGGTCACCCTCGGCAACCGGACGCTGGAGAACTGGGAGGTCACTCACTTCAGGTTGTTGGGCAACGATATGTTCCTGCCCTACGGTTCGTCGATCATCGAGCCGGCCCGCCGCATCTGGCGACAGCTGATCCTGATCGAGGACGCGATGTTGGTGTACCGCGTCGTCAGGGCGCCCGAACGCCGGGTGTTCTACATTGACGTTGCCAACGTGCCGCCCGAGAACGTGCCGATGTACGTCGAGGAACAGCGGCGGAACCTGCGGACCAACCAGGTCGTCGATAACCAGTCGGGCCGCGTCGACCTGCGCTACAATCCCCTCTCGGTGGATGAGGACTACTTCATCCCGGTCAGGGGCAGCGACACGGGCACCAGGATCGACACCCTGGCGGGCGGTCAGAACACGGCCGCCGTCGAGGACGTGGCCTACATCCAGAAGAAGCTGTTCGCCGCCCTTAAGATTCCCAGGGCCTACTTGGGCTACGATGAACTGCTGAGCAGCAAGGCGACCCTGGCGCAGGAGGACATCAGGTTCTCCCGCACCATCAACGTCATCCAGAAGACGATGCTGGCTGAGCTCAACAAGCTGGCCATTATCCACCTGTACGCCCACGGTTACGATAGCGATGACCTGCAGAACTTCACCCTGCGCCTGTCCAACCCGTCGACCGTCGCGCAGCAGCAGAAGCTGGAACTGTGGCGTGCCAAGTTCGAGATCGGCGGCAGCCTGCCCGAGGGCATGGGCAGTGCCCAGTTTGTCCAGCACACCATCTGGGGTCTGAGCCTGGAGGAGATCGACGCCATCAACGAGCAGCGCCTGAAGGAGAAGCTGCTCAACGCCAAGATCGAGGCCGCGTCGCCTGAGGGAGGCGAGGCAGGCGGAGGTGCTGGCGGAGGCGGCGCTGAGGACCTCTTTGGCGGCGGAGGCGAAGAGGGGGGCGGCGAGGAAGCGGGCGCCGCGGAGGAGACACCACCCGAAGAGAATGCCGGCGAGGAACCCGAGGAAAAGGAAAAGCCGGAGGTCCAGCTCCTGACGTCGGCCGACGACCAGGATGACGGTGAGGACTTCGCGTTGAGAGTGTCGACGAAGGACGGTGAGTCTCCCGTCAAGCCCCAGAGCCAGCTCGATAGGATGAAGTACAACCGCAGCCGTCACCGGACGCACGGAGCGTCGAAGACGCACATGCCTGACTTCGTCAAGATGACGGGGACTGACAACGATGCGATGAAGGACCCCACCGACAGCGAGTGGATGAGGTCCGTCGTCAGCAATCCGTTCGGCGAGGCCAAGGAGAGGAAGTCGCCCTTTGGTGGCATGGCACCCGACCTGTGGTCGACGTTGAAAAGGATGACCGCTGCGCTGAAGATGACGCGGGGTGATTCGGGGGGCGTCATCGCCGAGGGTGACCTGCTTGGACAGGACGCTCAGGACGAGATCGACGAGGGCATCGAGCTCGTCGTCGAGGGCGCTCAGCCCGGCGTTCCTGACCCGAACGAAGTACTTATCATTGACGACGAGGACGATGAGTCCGACGACGGGAGCGACGAATGAGGCTGCAATGCACACAGTGCGGCGGCGAATTTGAGCGACCCAGGCGTCGTAGGTTCTGTTCAACGCACTGCTTTCACGCCTGGTCGAAGGGGCGCATCAACAAGGGACCAAAATCCCTGGAGATGTGGATGAAATTGAGTCGTTCAACGAAGGGTGTTTCTAAGGGATCTTTTTCAGCAGATCACCGAAAGAATATGTCGAATGCTCGCAAGGGCATGAAGTTTACCGAGGCACACCGTCGTGCTCTGTCTGAGGCCAAGGTTCGTTTTCTCGAGTCCGGTGGATTCCACGGTCGACAGTGCGAGTATGTCTCGTCCAAGACGGGCAAGAAGAACTGGGCACACTCAGGTTTCGAGCTTGAACTGATGAGGCAGCTCGATGCCAGCGACGACGTCATGCATTGGACCAAGAACCACGGCATCCGGATTCCGTACGTGCACGGCTCACGTCGAACGTACGTACCTGACTTTCGCGTTGATGTACGTGACGGCCTAGTTATCGTCATGGAGGCAAAGGGCTACGAGTTCGAACCTGAGCGGTGTGCCGCGAAGGCACGGGCGGCCCACGACTTCTGCCAGAGTAGGGGCTGGATCTACCAAGTGATCAGCCAGAAGTTTGGCGTGCAGGAGGCTTGACGATCAATGTCGAAGTCACACAATAAAAAGCGCAATACGGGACTCCTCTACGAGTTCCTCGTCGCCGTGATCTCGAGGTCGCTCGTGGAGGGCAACCAGAAGGCATCATCGCAGGCGCTCAGGATCCTGAAGCGTCACTTCAAGCCTGGCACGGAGCTCTACAAGGAGTTCAGGCTGATCCACGCGTTGAGGAAGACGACAGTCAGCTCCGAGGCGGTCGCCGCCAGCATCCTGCAGGAGGCGAAGGTGGCCGCGAGGGGCCACGACTTCAAGGAGCTCGACAGGCAGAAGTCGCTGCTCATCCGTGACATCAATCACCTGATCCACGATGAGAACTTCTACGACCAGCAGGTCGGCGAGTACCGCTTCCTGGCGACCGTCCAGACGCTGCTCAACGACTGGCGCCGCCGCGATGCTGACTTGGAGCGGGTAGCCTCCTACGAGGACCAACTGGTGAAGCACTTGACGACCGAGAAGGTCGCCGAGCCCGATCAGGCGCTGCCCGACGAGACGCCGGGCGAGAGCCGATTGCTCATGAAGGTCATGATGAAGAAGCTCAACGAGAAGTACTCAGGCATCCTCAATGACAAGCAGAAGTCGCTGATCAGGGCCTATGCCTTCTCGACGGCCAACGACGATCCGGAGTCGATCAAGCTGAAGCTGGCCGAGGTCCGCGATTCGCTGCTGGCATCGATTGATTCGTTCGGTTCGCAGCACCCAGAGAATGAATACATCAACAACAAGCTGACGGAGGCCCGTGAGCAGTTGCTGACCGAGAAGCTCGAAGTCGTGGATGACGAGACGGTGACGAGGTTCATGCTTTACACCAAGCTCGCCGCGGAGCTCGAGTCAGAGGAGACTGATCATGGCTGACCTGAGGCTGCTGAACTCCTATGAGATCTTCGAGTACACGCCGGAGATGATCAAGGAGTCGATCGAAAAGACGGGCAAGATCCTGATGAAGGGCATCTTGCAGAAGGCGGACACACTGAACCAGAACGGGCGCATCTATCCGATGGCCGTCCTGGACCGTGAGGTCCGCAACTACCAAAAGTTCATCATCGAGAACAGGGCGTTGGGCGAACTCGACCACCCCGACTCGTCGGTGGTCAACCTGAAGAACGCATCGCACGTGGTGCGCGAGGCCTACATCGAGAACGGCACCGTGTACGGTACCGTCGAGATCCTGGACAAGACGCCATCGGGCGCCATCCTGAAGGGCTTGATCGAGTCGGGCGTCAAGCTGGGCATCAGCTCCCGCGGCGTGGGTTCCACCCGGAAGCAAGGTGACTATTACGTTGTCCAGGATGACTTTCAGTTGATCTGCTGGGACTTCGTGTCCGAGCCTTCGACGCCCGGGGCCTTCATGCTGCCCGAGGGCAGGCAGATCGATGAGGGTGAACTGCGGAAGGTCTTTTCCAAGACTGACAGGATTGACCGCGTCCTGAACGAATTGCTAGGCAAGAGGTGATGACATGCTAGACAACCCCAAAGGCGGCATCG